CTCGATTGCCATTTTTAGCGTTATCAATTTGAGTTATGCAAAAGTTTCTTGATGTATCTATTAAATCAGGCTCGCCTTTTCTTTCTAATTGTTTAGCTAAAGAATATTGATACCTAACTAACCACATACCCGTTTTATCTTTGTTTTCTACATCGTATTTTGATGGTTTGTTAGGTGTTACTCCCCAAGCATCTAAATCATTGCTTAAATTAACTTGGCTCATTTTAATACTTAATTCATCATCACCATCGCAATCTTCTTCTTCAACACAAATAAACCCATCGTTTAACAAGTCATCTTCACTTTCGCCTAAAGCATCCAACTCCGCATTTAACCACTCGCTTTCTTCCTCTGTAAGTATTTTAAATGGTGTTGGCTCGGCTGACATTCTAACCTCTTTCATTTGTACTTCAGGCGCATCTTGAACGGGTTTAAATGGCATATAATACAATGCGCTTGATAATTCCATATACTGCAAAATAGGGTCATAGAAATCAATCAAATCGTTTTGAATTGGTTTGATTACCGTATTTTGAAACAACTCATTTGCAGTTCTAATTTCATCTGCATTATTACCTAACCCTGTTGCTTGTCTTATACCTAATAGCATTGGGCTTGTTACCTTGTGAGCCACCAAAATATTATCTCTTATTTGGGTTGCCATTTGCTCATATTGCTTATCCGCATCAGGTAACTCGGCATTGTATATTTCTGCACTTCTTTCTTTAGAATCGTTGTACATAAACACAATCTTTTCGCCATGTGTTCCTGTAAACTTGTCTTTAAAAAGTTTTTCAATTTGCATTCTTTCATGTGGGTCAGGTATTCCGTTATTGAATTGCACAATAGTTGCCCCACTAAATCCGCTTTTAATATTACTTAGATGGTAGTTAGCCAACTCAATATCCATTTCAGCCCATTTAACGCCGCCTAACCATGTAGGTGTGCCAAAATAAAAGCTGTCAGGTGCATAGTTTCTATAATAATAGATAAAGTTACCCGCCTTTGGCTTGTCAGGATTCCAAGACTCTATCTCAATAGGTTTAAATTCTTGTTTACGGTGGTCATCCCAATTGGCAGAATACCAATAAGAAGGTATTAAGCCATCTTCATCAGCTTTATTTGGTAATAAAGTGTTAATTGGCATATGTTCAACCTCCTTTATTCTGCCTGTTTTATCCGTAATAAGCTGTAAAGCACCGTTGCCTTGCTCGTAAACGTCTAAAATAAATTTCTTTTGTTCTTCTTTGTTGAATACCGACTTAAATTTGGTTAATCCAATTTTATCTCTTGAATAAGTAAATAAACCTTGACCATAAATACGGTCTGCAATACCCGAAATTAACGCATAGTTGAGGCTTGAGTTTTTGTATAGGTAATTAATGTAGTTAAAGTACCCCGTTGGTAGTCTTTGGTCTGTGCCATAGCCAACCCATTCTTTATTTCTTTGAATACTTGCTAAAGGCTCGTTATCCTCTTGTAAGTTTACAATTGAAAATTCGTATTTATTTGTAGGTTGTGTTCTTTTAACTCGGCTCATTTACGTTGTATATTGTTGTAATTGAATTAGCATTATAGGTAACGTCTGTTTTATCGTTTACAAAACAAAGTTCATTGTAAATTAAATCTGAACCGCTGTAAATATTTAACTCATAAAACCCGTCAGGCTCACCCGCTAACCCATCATTTAAAAAAAACTGAAAATATCTTTCTGTTATCGCTGTGGCTTGAGCAGAAATAGTAGTTTCTTTTTTGGTGGCTTGATTTGTAAATATTAAATCATAAGTAGTAGTGCTTGTTAAACTTTCACCACGTTCGTATAAGTTAATAAATATGTAAGCTGTTGTAGTACCTATGTATATCATGCTAACCTAATAACGATTAATATCCTTTGTTGTTGTTATTTAATGATTTTACTAAATTTGTATAGTTTAAAAATTATAGCTAAAATCAATAGAACCAATAACTTTATACTGACTTTGGTTTAAATGAAATACTCAGGGTTGAATCTATTGTAGCTATAATTAAAATATTTAATCGTTTATTAAAATATAATAAAAAAAAGGGGCTACAAATTGCAGCCCCTCAAAACTAAAACTAAATATGAAAGAGAGAATTACGAAGTTACTACTGTAGCGTTTGAAATGTCATCTGTAACAAATGGGGCTGCTTGTACTTCACTCGCTGTAAAGCTAAGAACGTACCCGCTTAAATCACCTGCCGCTGTTCCTGTTTGACCTGCAACGGTTGTTACATTTAAGCCTTTTTGAAAGCCTAAAAGTAATTTGTTATCGTTGTTATCAACTACAATGCAATGAGGTCTACCTTTTGCCAATAACTTAATTTCATCGCTGTCGGCTGCCCTTAATTTATGTAAAGTAATTTCAAGGGCTTGCTCATAAAATAGAGTACCGCTTTCAGCAGATGCTGTTAATGTTTCGGTTAAGTTTCCTGTATAGTCGGGTAGTTCGTATCTGTAAAGAGTTTTGCCTGTTAGCCCTGTTGAAATTGCCCCGTTTGAAACGGTCAATCCTGTAAGGTCGCCAAAGTCAGCAAAGTAAACGGTTTTGATACCGCCTACTTGCTCTTTACATTCCCACAAACGCCCTGATGTTAAATCACAAGCCATTTTGAATTTCTTTTAATTATGAATAATATACTATATTGCTCCCGTTGGTTAATTGCGTGCCACCTGTCATTCTTGCTACAAATCTCACATTATCTGAGCCGTCAGTTGCAGCCATGTCCACAACTCTAATTTCTGACATATCAGTCATTATGTTTGTACCAAAATGTAAATCTGATTTTCTTGCAGCAACCATTTTATTAGCACTCATTCCGTTTGCTATTACAATTGGAATACCTAAGTAATCAAATGGTTTTTCTCCTACATAAGATTCACCTCTGTAACCTGCACCTGTTCCTCCTGAATAGCCTGCACCAACTGCGGCTGTTGCTTGTTGATATAATTTAGCTGCTGAGATTGGCACATATATTTTAATATCATCTGCACTGTATAACGCATCAGGAATAGCTGCATAAACTTTTCCTATTTCAGCTAATATATTAGCTGCAGTTAGAGTAGTACCTGTAACATCAATTACATCTCCGTTAGCCGCTAATTTAGCTTCAAATCCGCCAAATGATCCACCCTGCCAAACTGCTACCTCAAAATCTTTAGCAATTAATTCTAAGTTCTTTTGAATGAAAAATTCTTGGAAAGAAGAAGGTAACTCTTGGTTTAACAATGCACCTCTCATTTCTAATTTCTCCCATTGACTGCGAAAATCTTTTTTACAAAGTTGGATGTTTACTTGCAGGTCGGTGGGCTCTAATACTACATCGCTTAAAGATACATCGCCTGTTGGTGTAAAATCGCACGAAGCCACTGATAAAAATCCTGTCGTGCCTAAACCTAAATTTCTAATGTTTAATTTATAATCAACGTTTTCATGTATAGTAATTACATTATCGTTAATTGTGTTACCTTGCAATATTGCAGGGTAAAAATAACCTGCGGCTTTTGTGCCTACAAAATTACCTGATAAAGTTGTTTCTGTTGCCATTTTTTTAATTAATTTAATTTATTTTTAAAATATTCTATTCTTTGACTTAAAGACATTTTTAATAAATCGTCTTTTGTTATTTGTTTCACTGTGTTTTTTTCAGGGCTGTGTTTTACCTTGTCCATTGGTTTAGATAATTCTACCAACTCATTTGTAATTACATCTACTGAACCTGCAACGGCTGAAAATTTCTCATCAATCAAACCTTTTAAAGTTGATAATTCAGCCTTTAATGATTCAATTTCTTTTTCAGCTTCAAACTTGGTTTCTTTAACCACGCTTTCAATGATTGCTTTTGCTTGTGGGCTTTGTGTTGGGGCTGCTTCTGCTACTGCGTTTGCATCTTGCTCAACATTTGTGCTTTCTTCTTCAACATTTGCAGGTGTGTAGTTTGCAACGATTCCGTCATTTTCTACAACCAACATTGAACCATCTGCCAAAACGTATTCACCAACAGGTAACGGCATTTGCTCGCCATCTGCCATAATAAATACTTCAACGCCTGCTGCCCATTCATCGGCAGGTGAAGCGATGTTAGTAACACCATCTTCAAGCATTGATTCAACCATGAATTTTACTTCGTGAACTAGTGCGGCTTCTTCAGGTTTAAGGCCGTTTTCATCTGTATTGGTTAATTGATGTCCTAATTTTAAAAGGTACTCACCAATAGTTTCTTTGATATTTTTTTCTGCCATTTTTTAATTATTGCTTAACCTAATAACTAAATAAATGGGCTTGTGTTGCATTTAGAAACAAAAAAGCCCAAAGGAGGGACGCCTTTGAGCTTTTAATATTACAAAAAATCATAATGAATTTTAAAAATTCACAATACAAATATAACAAATTGTATTTTACAAAATGTTATAAAATTGATTTATACAAATCCATTCTGAATTTTGTCCATCTATGTGGGTTGTAATGGTCTAAAATTTCCTCTTGCAATCGTTTAGAAATTTGCTCAACGCTTGCTCGGTCTTTTAAAAGTAATGTTAATTTATCTGTCCAATCTTCATTTGGCTCAAAGTAAATAATGTTTTCGCTTTGAAAATCTAAATATGGTGGTGTTTTGGTGGTGCAAATTAACTTGCCCTTTACACCCGCCTCAACTACTTTTAAATTTGATTTGCAACTGTTAAACTTTGTGGGTAATAAAGGAGCAATTGAAATGTCGGTGTCATCAAATAAAGTGCCGTATGTCCATTCGTCTTTTGGTTGCTCAATTTGAAAGCCTAATTCTTTGTATTTTTCAACATAGGCCACCGCATTTAGTTTGCTGTAATCTACCTTGCTAAATTTCAAATCCTCAAAATGTGTTTCACCTCCAAAGAAAGATATTTTAACCTTGCCTTTTCTTTTTGGCGATGGCTTCCATTGCATTTCATCGGTGTTAATTATGTTGGGTATTACCGTAACTCTTTTATTATAAGGTTTAATCATTTTAGCCAACCTTTTATTGGTGGTAATTATATGGTCAACACATCTAAAAGTTTTTATTGTTTGTTCTTCAAAGTCTTTATTGTATAAATGGCTTAAAATATGATGGTCGTCTAACTTCCAATAGTCATCAATATCTAACACTAATTTTACATGTGCTTTTTTTCTCAACCAATCTGTTATTCTTTCAATTTCTTTAAAGGCAATAAACCTTGTAAAAATTATCATATCAATTTTATTTAAATCAGTGTTTAAAATTGAAGATTGACTTACGGTGGTTAAAATTTCGGTGTCGGGGTAAGCCGCCTTTAACATAATATGCGGGCTAATTAACCTGTGGTAATTTATCGCCCCTTTCATTGTTGCTGCTGTTAGTATTCTCATCCTATAATATATTTACCTTTGTTTTCAATTTGTAATTTAGTTAATGCTACATATCTAATTGCATCGCAAGCATGGTTGTAAAAGTCAATCGGTTTGTTTATCATATTACCGTTTTTATCCTTTTGCCATTTGTAATTCCTAAACTCTTTAATAATATTTGGTGAGCCTTTAACTATGTTTATTTTGTGACGTTTTAAGATATCAATTCCATTCTTGATACTGTCAGCACCTTTTATAACTCCTTTAGCGTTAAAACCCATTAAATAGATTTCTTGAATACTCTTTGGCTCGGCTGAATCGCAAATTATTTCCATCCGCCTATCAATGTTAAAACTTTTTAAATAGTTGCCTATTTCTTGATTTGTTAAACCTGTTTGGTATAATAATTCTTGAAGATATATTTCACCCTCAAACATTCCAAATTTAATTAAAGCGGTTGGGTCATTCGTATAGCCAAAATCTAATCCTGCAGCCGCCCATTTGCATTCAGGCCATTTATCAACTTCATTAAAATTAGCAAATATTTGTCCCTCTATAAATCCTTTTAACCCTAAACCGTAAACTCGCCAATAGTTTTCATCTTGGTCTTTTATCCTTTCAATTTTTTCAATTAATTCTTTAGGTAAAAATGGATTGTCTAAATAAGTAGTAATAAAGAAATCGCACTCATTTTGTTTTTTAATATCCTCAACCCAAAAATCTTCTGATGGGTTGTAGTCAATTATAACTTTGTCGGTTGTTCTAATATCCAACTGAAAAAACTCTTCGTAGTTTATTTCATTGGCCTCATTTATAAATAGTATATTTCTTTTACGGCCTCTGATTTTTTGGGCTTGGTCTACTGAAATAAATTCAAAAAGGTTTCCGTTTAATCGGTAAATGTTTTCTGTTTTGTTATGCAAAGATTCATCATATAAATCTGCATTTTGAAGTATCTCTATAAAATCTCGATACACTGAACCCCTTAATGATGGAAATGATTTACGACAAATGGTAATGGTTTTACCCTTGTGTAAATTAGCATAATAAACTAGCCAAATTAAAATATTATAAGTCTTGCCGGACCTTGTGCCACCTTGCTCAATTACATACTTGCTCTTTGAGTTTTCAAGATGCCAAAATACTTTATTTGTTTTGAGTTCCATCAATAACCCTAACCACTAATTGATTATCTGTATCGCCTGTATGCTCAACCGTTTGTTTATCCTTCCAACCGTAGTTAGCCTTTAAATCGAATATTAAACCTGTTGTGTTGCCTTCACCGTTTAATAATGCAGACACTTTTCTGTTCTGAATTATCTCGTTAATCTTGCTAACCGTTTCTTTAAACTCTTTGTGGCTTTCTTCTAAGGTGAATTTCTCCCAAGTGTAGTAGCAAATGTCTAAACGCTCAATGAACTCACCTATTGTTGGCACTCTTGGCTTTCTAACCTCAACTACTTTACCGCTTCCTGTTGGGTGTTCAACCTTAAACTTAGAACAATAGTCAATATACTTGTTCCATTCAGCTTTTATTTGCTCAACTGAAACTTTAAAGCTGCCAAATGGCCTGCCGAAATGCTCTTTTTCACTCATAATTTTATATGATTAAATCCAAATTCCTTTTTAAATATAGGTATAAAACCGTTATGGGCATCAAAATTCTGCCCGTTTTCGTGGTTTTGGTAAAAGTCAGGCATTAATTCACTTACTTTATTGCCTCCATCAATACCAATTGAGTAGATATTTTTAAAACGTTCACCTAAAAACCTAAATGCAAAGGCACTACTATTTAAACGTGGGTATTGTTTTAACCCCAAATCCCTATATTTTGTATCACATTCTAACTGAACGTAACAAGTGTTAGGCTGTTTTTGAATGTTTGGTGTTCGGGTTAAGATATATCTATAATCAAAATTGTTTTGAATAAACTTTTTAATGTCGTAGTAGATAACTTGGTCGTGAATTGCCGCAATATCTGCGTACTTTGTATGGCTAATCGCCGCATTTATAGTCCAAATATTATATTCCTGTTTTAATTCAGGTGTCCATTTCTCAATGCTGTGACCTGTGCCAACAATTAACCAATTCTTTTCGTAAAACCAACTACTGTTAGCCACGTCATCAATTCCTAATGGTTTTAAATCGTTGGTTATATTCATATTTAGTTATTTAGTTTCTACAAATTTAGCATTTTATTTAAAAGTTGGGCGGATTCAATTACAACGTCATCAACACTCTGTTTAATGCTTCCTAATTTATTTGCAAAATAAGCCTCTATGCTAAAACCTTTAGCGTTACCGCTTTTTATTTGCTCATTCCAAATTTGTTCATTATCTACTTTAACCGCAACCATCCAAGTGCCTATTGGTACATTTAACCCGTATTTTCTTGACTTGTCTTGCTCTGATTCAACTATCCAACTTTCAGCCACATAAAGCCCCTCAATTTCTTCTTGATGTTGTAAGGTGTGGTTATGGTGTGCATTGCTTTTTAAGAATCTATAAGCCGCCTTTTTAACCGTATCTTTAGAAAAATAAACATAAAACTCATTGTCCTCTGCATCCTTTCTAAAAATTTGCTTGTTAGGTATCAATGCAGCCCCAACCAATAACCTTTGCTCGTTATCAACTTGGGCTAAACTATACTTTGTCTTTTTATCTTCTGAAAGGGCTATAAAATTACTTTCTATTGCAGGCATATCTACTATGCTAATTGCATAGATTCCGCCCTCTTCTTCTTCGTCTAATATTAATTCTACTATTTGTGTCATAATGTTGCTCTTTGATTGATTCTTTTATCTAACGCTGTTTGGTTGTTTATATCTGTTTGCACTACATAGGCTCTAACATTGCTTTGCTGCCCACCTTGTGCTGCTATTTGGCTTGATGTTGGTATTGCAGTTATTGTTGGTGTTGATGGGTTAAAGCCTACGCCTGCTGAACCGTTTCCGCTGCCACCTATTGAACCTATTGAAATAGGTGTTGGGCCACCACCTCCACCGCCTCCTGAAAACTTTTGCTTTCTGATTTGATTAACTCTACCTAAACCCGCTGCAACTGCTGCTGCTGCCGCTAATCCACCCCTAACGGGTGAAGTTGGGTCTAAAGGTATAATTTGAGAAGTAAATGCTTTTTGTGCTGCTAAATAAGTTTCAACTAAAGCTGCTGCTATGTTTAATTTTTTTGTTCTTTCAAATGCTGCTTTTTGCTCTTCTTCTGTTTTGCCTTCAAATAAAGAATTAATTCCTAAGATGGTATTAGCCGCATTTAAAGCGTTCATTTCCTTATTTCTTTTTTTACCTTCTTCTATTGCTGCTTCTTTTTTTGCTGCATCTTGTTGCTGTTTTAAAAGTTCTTCTGCTGTTTTTGCTTCAAGGTTTGTAATTATATCTGCCTCTTGTTCTTTACTAAAAATTCTTCTATCACTTGAAGCCTGCTCATATTCATAAATCTTATTAAGTCTATCAATGTCTTTCTGAAAATCATCATCCTCTACATCTTGCTTATTAAACTCATCAAACATTTCTTTTGTAGCCTGTTCCCCATCTTTTTTTATTTCATTTAATTTTAATTGCATTGATGCAATTTTATCCATTAATGAAATTACCTCTTGTTCTTGAGATTTGATTGCTTTTTCATTTTCTTCTCTTTCTTCCTCATCTCCTAAGAAAAAGTTAGCTAAAAAGCCTAATCCAACTTGGTCTGCTAAAGCTTTCATTGAAACTATGAATCCAATTTCTTCAGCTTGTGCTTTTTTCTTTGCT